TACGCCGCAGCGCCGGGGGGTTTGCAACAGTATTTCGCAACATTGGGGCTATACATTAAGAAAAGTGAAGCCATTGCGTTTCATGCAATGTGGCATTCTGCATATCCCGAGGTTTCTAGTTGGCACCAATATTGTCAGCGACAGGTTGATAAAGGTGCTCCGGTGCGTACTGCAATCGGGCGCAGAAGAGAGCTGTTTGGGGAGGAAAATAGGGTGCAGATTTTTAGCAACAACACCATCCAAGGTGGGTGCGCAGATATCATGAAAGCTGCACTAATTTCAATTTATTATCAACTACCAAAAGGCGCAAAATTGGTCGCCACTATACACGACGAAGTGCTGGTGGAATGTTTGCCTGAGCAAGGTGAAGAGGTGTTAGGAGTTGTTATTGGAGAGATGGAGGACGCTGCGGCCCCCCTGCTGAGGGGTGCTGTGACCATGAAGGCTGAGGGTGGGATTGTCAGTAGCTGGGCTGGCAAATGAGTAGCAGTTCACTTAAGGAATTGTTGTTGCGGGCCGCTACTAGACACATCAGAGGCGAAGAACCACGTTCACCACCACCTTGCGCTCAATTACCACGCGCTCCACCAAATGCAAATACAGCTCCCGAAGTTCTTGCGGATCAAGTTGTGTCCACACAAGAGGGTCCGCAAATGCTTTCAGTAACTCAGGGTCTGGGGCAGTCCCCGTCTGTAAAACCGCGTCCAGTCGTGCTTCCTTTGCTTTGATAGCTGGGGTTAGATCGTCGTCGTTCATCGCTCGTAGCTTTGCGATTTCGGCCCTGATCACCTCGGCCTGCGGGTTTTCTTCCACTACATAATCGGCCAGTTGGGCGGCGCGGCTGCACAATGCCGCAGCGATGGCTTCGACTACAGCACTGTCGTGGGTGGTTTTATAGCGGCTGTTGCATATCGTTTGTTTGCACATGATTCGGTCCTTCCCGCTGCCGTGTGCTCCGACGATGGACATGCGTTTTCCGCACTCAGCGCAAACGCATAGGCCCGTCAGTAGCCGTGGTGGATGTGTGGATGCGCCGCCCCAGCTCAACTTGTTAATCTCTCGTTGATGTACAAACAATAAATAGTCGCTTTGACTTAATAAGGCTTGGTGGGTATTCCATACAACTGATGTGTAGNTGAGGTCGCGTTTGCGGTGGTATCCAAGTCCTCCCCGCAATATAGGGTTAAGCAGCCATTGGCGGACGGCGGATAAGCACGACAGGGGGATTGATCCTTGGTCTGTTTGCTTCCATTGTTCGAGGGCTTTTGTCATGCGCCAACTGCATTTCTTCAACACTTCGATGAAAAGTTGGGCTCTGTGAAATTCAACTGGGTGCGGAATTAATGCAGATTTGTCTTCCTTTAATTGGTAGCCCCAGGCAATCTGTCCGCGTAATGGTTTGTTTAATTTGCGGCCCTGCTCATAGCCAGCTCTGATTCGCATTGAAATCATCCGGCTTTCAACCTCTGCCATTGAGGTTGCGATCCGACTCATTAAGAAGCCCTGCGGGGTGAGGGAATCAACCGTGCCCCCGTCGAGGCAGGTGATTGCAACCCCTCTTTTGGCCGCGACTGCCAGGAAAGCATCGGTTGCAGAGGCATCCCGGCCCAGCCGGTCGATTCTGGTACACACAACTTCATCAACTTTTTTGGTGTCGATGAGGTGTAGTAATTCGTTAAACCCAGAACGGCAGTTGGACAGGCCGCTTTCAACGTCTTCAACAATGCGACACACCCCTGCAGCAGCGATGCGACCACGTTGGTTTTGTAGCGCAGATAACTGTTCCTCTGTATCGGTTGATACACGAATGTATCCGACGCGGATCGGTTTTGCCATGAAATAATGCTAGCCCGGTTGCGTTCTTGTAGCGAACGGGTACTGTGTGGATGCACTCAGCAGAAAAAGCTTGAAAACGACTGCCCCAGAACGCCTTTCACTGGTGGCGTCCTGCTGCGGAGAAGAGTGTATGCAAATTCGGCATTTTTGTGACCGTTTATCGGATACCTCTTTTTCCGGCGATCCGGATGACATTGCAGAAATCCACACCGCCCTGCTAGCAGTGCGAAATGCCCTTCACGGCATTCGCTACGTGTGCGAACACGAAGTGAAAAGGACGGGATTATGAATCCTGAAGACATTGTTAACTCGCCCAGTCACTACACCTCCGGGCAGATTGAGTGCATTGAGGCGATCCAATCAGCCCTAACCCATGAGGAGTACCGGGGCTACCTCAAAGGCAACATCCTCAAGTACATCTGGCGAGAACGCCTAAAAAACGGTTCTCAGGATGTGGAGAAGAGTGTTTGGTACTCCAAAGAACTAATTCAAGTAATCAACCGCATAAGTGAATTAGATGCTGTGCCCTAGTTGTTGCGGAAAGTATTCCAGAACTGCCAGAGCACATCACGACACTTCAGATACACAATTGCATCATCGTATTTGCAAACATTGCAATCACAAATGGTGGACGGTTGAAGTGTCTTTGCCGCTAAACGCAGTTCAAATACTTAATGGTGAACCAACTCGCACTCTTCTTTTTGAGGAGTTGCGATTTACCAGCAGGGGCAGTACTCCGAGTGCTGCATCAAATCGCTGGAAAAACATTCACACAGGAAACCTTGGTTAACTACACGCAATCATGACTAACAGCTTAGATGTGTTTATTAGGGAATGCCTTCGCCACCCCCTGCTAACTGCAGAGGAGGAATTGATTCTGGGCCGGCAGGTTCAGGAATCCATCCCCCTGATTAAGGAGGCCAAGACCCGCGCACTCACTCCAAAGGAGAAACGCATTGTGCGGGTGGGCGCCAAGGCACGGGAGCGCATGATTAATGCAAACTTGCGTCTTGTCGTAAGGCTGGCGGGTAAGTACGGGCGGATTGCTCGGCATTTATCAGCGCTTGACCTTGTGCAGGAGGGGTGCTTAGGGCTGGTGCGGGCAGTCGAGAAATTTGATCCCACACGTGGCTACAAGTTCAGCACCTACTCGTTTTGGTGGATACGGCAGGCGGTCTCTCGCGCTCTAAACCAAATGGATCAGGACATCAGAATCCCGTACTCAATCGCGGATCGCCTACCCCGGCTGGGGACGGCAACCCAACGGCTTACCCAGGAATTAGGTCGCGCCCCAACCCGCAAGGAACTGGCAGCTGATATCCAAATGCCCGATGCAGAGTTGGCCTTGCTGATAAGTCGCAGTCAGCGGGTCACCAGCTTGGACAAACACTTTCGGGAAGACGGCCTCGCGTTAGTCGATCTGATACCAGACCCCAAAAGCAACCAGGACAACACCGTCTACTTCGATGAACTTGAGCAGCTGAAACACGCGCTCAAATTCTTAGATGATGAGGAGCGATTGCTGGTGTGCCACCGGTATGAAATAGAAGGCGCCACCAAAATAACGCTTAAGGATTGGGCACACCGGATGGGCTATAGCCGCCAACATGCTTCGGACGTTGAGCGCAGGGCGATGAGTAAATTGCGCCGCGCCGTACGCAGCTTTGCGTTTATGAGTTCTGTGGAGCGGGAGCAGCAAAACACCAGAATTAAACCGCCTTTGGCTTACGCGATGAGCTGAAAACACAGCAACCTAGTACGCACATAAATCAGGCACATAATGGAACCGACGATCAGAAGAACAGTGGACGCAGCAGGCGAGACTTTATGGGTGGTGGATGGCTGCGGCATTCGGCTTACTCATCATCAAGATTGGCAAGCCCAGGTATATCTACACCAGTTGCAAATAACGGCTGGTGTATCCAAAGGTGGAGATCCGCTTCACGTTCTGCTGTCCACTGCGGATGTGATCGAAACCACGCAAACACTTCTTGCGAAGCCTTAGCCCTATTGCAGTTGCCACACGCAGGGATTAGGTTTTGGGTGTTAGTCATGCCGCCTTTTGATCGCGGCTTTATGTGATCTAGCGTTACTGGATTTTCCGCCCCGCAATAAGCACAGCGATGTTGCCAAGCAGAGAATATGTGATCTCTAAATAAGCGTTTGGCTTCACGCTTGTTGAAAAGCTGTGTCTCCGCTATCCAGTGGTTCACAGTCACTTTCTGGGGGTAAAGGGCGGGGGAAAACTGATAATTCGAGTAAATGATCGTCGCTATAAGCAAGCTCGCANAATCGCGCATACAAGTTTTCCGCCACGTCTTCACCGTCCAAATCGCTGTCTACCAGCACCTGCATCTCAATATCTACTAAATAACGCATTATGGTTCCGCCATAATCGCCCAGCCGGTGCCAGGCTCTACCTCCCAACGCGGGAGCCAATTTGCTCGGCTATAAGCCAAACCTGCACCCTTTGAGTTTTTGTAAAACCCCTCCTTCACCGACATTTCTCCCCACGGGTCGTGGACGATGAGCGATGTCTTTGTGAAGCCAATCACTGTTAACCAGTGGCCGAAACCTGTGGGGTCTTGGCTGGTGCCGTGATGCAGAAAACCGCAAGGAATTGGGACGCCTTTATTTATTTGGCGTTCCAGGTCGATAACACTTGCGTTCTGTGTGAATCTTGCTGTGATGCCGTAACTGCGTAAGGCCCTAAGCTGCGCGACAGCATCGGTGGAATCGCCAAACTTTTGCACCCGTTTTAGATATTGATCATCTGCATTTGGTCCTGTGATTACACCGGGTTTTAACGCCGCAACTAACATTGCGCAGCTGGAGCTAAAACACATCCGCATTGCCTGGCCGGCTTCGTTGCTATCGCGCTGGCTGTAGTAAGGCACTCGCAACGGATTGCCAGTGGGATGTGGACTGGGCAATCTCGTAGTTGGTGATTGCTCCGTCATCAACGCGATCAACTTGTCTGCATAGCCGGGGTCTGTTGCATACCCCTGCTGCACTAAAGCCTTGGCAGCTAAATTGCGATTAAGTTGGTTATTAACACCTACGTGTTGCTTGTAATCTTTATACCAACGGTCAACAATGTATTGAACGCATGTTGATATGTCGGGGAAGTTTAGAAAGTCGTCTTTNATTGTGATCCAGTCGCCGTTAACAAATTCCTGCGTTTCCTTGCTGGTGCCGGAGCCCTTAAGTCCGAAGTAGTTGTGGGAGCCGCTTGACTTTTGGCCCCAGGAACTTTCCAGCGCCCACTGGGCCGCAACAAGTTCGGGGAATGCAGCGCCCGCCTTGCCCGCTGCGGCCAAAATGCCGTCCCAGGTGTTGGTGATTCCAACCCCAGCTTTCGGTAATGGGGCGGCGCGAAATAGCAAGGCAAATTCAATTTGCTGCTGTTCTGTCATGGCATCTTCCAGCCACTTCCACGCCGCTAATTGGTGGGGTTCTCCCTTGGTGAACTTGACCGCATCAGTTAGGCGGATTGGGCGTTGTACGCTCATCTGAGTTGGGTGTGGGGTGGGTTTCTAACCAAGGTGAGTGGATTCTTAATTCGCCCATTGGCTCGTCGCTAAAGATGACTACAGGGCTGGGGTCATGAGCAGCCCACGCTTTGTGGATGTCGGCGATCTGTACGTCTACATCTCGNAGNGTGTTCTCTGTTTTCCACTCGGTCCAGTCGCAGAATGTATGCGCAAGTAGCGCGGTTATTAAGTTGTTGTTGCGGAGGTCGGGGGTGCGTTTGCACAACAGGAGGACGATTTCGTGCAAAATCGCCGCCCATTTGCGGTAGACCCCCGGCTTCACTTCAGCCTTGCGTAGGGGAACACGGATCTCAGTACGTTGAGGATTTCCTGAACGATGCCGTTGCCTTTCAAGGGTGTGAACGGCAGGATTTCACTGATTACGAGCAGCACTAACGCGATGACGGCGGTGGTTTCCATTGGGAACCTGCGGGTGCTCTAAGTTGCCGGTTAGCGGTTGCGTTGCATCTCAAGGGAGCGGACGCGGCGCTCAATGTCGGTAAGTCTCTCTTTGCTGTCTACTTTTAATTCGCGCACGTCTTCCAACACCGTGAGTAAGCCTGTTTCGATCTTGGTTACTTGTAGGAATAGCCCGCACAACCCAATTACAGCTGCGACTAAAAGTGCCGGGACGCTTTGCACCATCCATCCTTGGGAGCTGGGGTCGGCAGAAGGCGGAGTATCTTCAGGCACCAGCTTCGAGGGGTAGAGGCAGTTGCGCTAGGTTGCCCCCGGCCATCTGTTATCCGGGCACTTAGCCGCAGCGGCTCGCATCTTTGTCCATACATAACAACCACATAACTTGCATCGCTGGGAACTTGTATCTAAATGTTCGCAGGGTTGGCACTTTGCGTTCCGAGCAGTAATTGTATCTGCGTCACTTAAGCCTGCCAGTATGTAGCTGGGGGCTGAACTTATTAGGTTGTTGAATTGCTCTGCAATGTTATTGTTCATGGTTTAGCAGAATTGGGGATATCCATGTTGTGCCCAGTAACAAGTAGGATAAGGACCAAAATAAATAATAATTGAAGAGTTATAGCTAATTCCATCCAAACCAATAGCAGTTAGCGTGTAAGTACGGGTTGCGTCGTTTGATTGTTGGCCTATGCTGCCAGCAGCCCCGATATTTCCTATTCCTTGATCTATGCTCTGGCT